AACAGTGTAATATTCGTTGTTTGAATCCATTCTGTATTCTATCATCTTATCAATAATATTATTCATCTCGTCTGGCAATGTAGTAAACTTATGGGCAACAGTTGGAGAAATCAATGACCGTTCATACTGATTTTTCTCTTCAGCCCACTGATATCCGTATTCACAGAATTTATAATTATCGAACCAAGGTCCACCTTCCGTATAATGTATGGCTTTGGGCCGTCCGTCCTTGGGTTCGTGATACCAATTCACCAACCAATTATATTCGTGTGTTATCGGGCCAATCAGACCATCAGTCAGCCATTGAAATCTATGAAAGAACTGACCGGTATGTTGTTCACTGCTAACAGCCTCTGGAGTTAACACACGATTAGCAGGATGCTCGCAATTCCATAAAATTAAAGAACTCCAATTCTTTCTTGGATACGGCAACTGTTTACAGCCGTCCATCTTATCGCCTTCTGGCGGTGTATAATCGTGTTGCACACACATCACAGCATATTGGTCTTGTGCCTGTTTAAAAATTTCTTCTACATCACACTGGAATAAAAAATCACAGTCGCAAAATATTGCCCATCCAGTATATTCTGTTAGATGAGGGACAAGAAATCTAGTGAATGTAAATTCTGTTGAACTCAACGCATCTGGTTCTCTAGTATAAATTCCTGCTTCTCTTAATTCGGATTGTTTGAGAGGAATAACTTCAACACCTCGGCTTCTAGCCTTGATACTGTATTCACATATTCGATATGCGATATCTTCTCGTGGATCATATCCAACAAAAACTTTCATAAATTTCCTTGTATCATTGCTAATGCAGCACCAGACCGTAGTTCGTCATTATGGAATTGGCCATATGCCAAGTGACAAGCCCAACTATATAATTTATCGTGATCTGGGTAGTACGGCTTGTCGATTTGATTTAGGTCTGTAGCTGCTACCGGCTTGGCAGCATTACAGGGTGCTAGTACGAACGCAGGGTAGCCATACATAACAGCCTCTGTAGCAGCATTGGAGTTAAAAGTTACTAAGGCAAATACATCATCATCGAGAGCTTGCTTTAGAGTATTACCGACGGTGCGATCAATGCGCTTGGGAGCTCGTTCTCGTATCTCTATGGGCCTATCTGTGTATTTCTTAATTGTTTCGACAGTATCGTTGGTCCATTGTTCTAAGTCTACACCATAGAATTTGCAGGGCTTTTCATCAGGTTTGGCTATTAAAATCTTTCTTCCTGATTTTTTCCACGGCTCGATAGTTTTATTAAATCGTTTCCATCGATCGTCAGGTCGAGAAATGATTTCATCATGTTGGAGATTATTTTTTGCAATCCTATGCCAGTATTTCCAACCGTTGGGATTTTGTGAGTTAACTTCATTGCCGAAATACCCAGTATCCATGTAATAGAAATCTCGACCTTCGTCCCAGCAGCGTTTCATTATTTTATGCTTTAATATGCCTCGCAGTACAATAGGCTGATTGGAATTTTCGTAAACAAAATCATCTGTGGATGTTGTTTTTCCTCCGCAGGATCTTGCTAATTTTTCTATGTATTCGTCTGTGCCATCTTTACTTAAGAAAACCCAATCTTTCATTTTCTTTCAATATCCTCTTCGATGCATCGTTCGCCAAATTGAATTTCAATAACTTTCAACGGTGTACTGCCTTTATTAACTAATTGATGCCATTCCTCTCTACCGATATATGTCTGCATGTTTTTCATCACAAAGTTTTTCATCACTGTATTGTCATCTGCATCTAGAGTATTAATTGTCGCAGTTCCTTCAGTTACAAACCAATGTTCATAACGATATTGATGGCGTTGCATTGATAAACTACATCCAGGATTAACTGTAAGCTCTTTCACTTTTATTTCTGCACCGTCTTGGTGTAGTACACGATAGTAACCCCATGGTCGTTCTGTTTTAGGAGCTTTCCATTCTTGTAGAATCCACGAACTCGAATTCATTTTATTTTCGCCACCAACTCCAAATACAAATGATAGATTAGAATCTATAACATCCATTTCTGGAATATTATCTTTGGTTCTGTCGCCGCCGTTGGCAAATATTAATTCAGCATCAGGATAATGTGCTCTTGCTTGTTGAATAAAATGTTTTGCTGATCCGTCATCGTCGTCAAAGGTATAAACTTCGTCGACCATTGATAGATTGTTGATAATGCAGAGTCGTTCATTCCACGGCATAAAGGCAGCGCCTTTTTTACGAACGAGCCAATCATCAGAATTTAATCCAACAATTAGCATGTCACCTAGAGTTTTTGCAGCTTTGAAGTAGGCAATGTGCCCGGAATGTAGGGGATCAAATCCACCAGTGATTAAAACTATTTTCATGCAGATATTTATCTGCGTATATTATTATAATTTTAAAGTGTGGCGTCTTGGGTTTGTAATTTCTCTCGCCAAATTTGGATAGTAAGATCTAGTCCAGTATCTAAATCCATTTTTGGACTCCATCCTAACAATTGTTCTGCCTTGGCAGGACTAGAATTTAACACCCAAATTTCTCCATCTCTCTTTGGCTTGGTGTTCCAGTTGACCTGTCCATTCCACCCAATCTTTTTTGCTATCTTATCGACGAGATCTTTAATTTTAAGAGCATTAGCTGGTCCTGTACAGAATATTTCTCCACGAGCTTGTTCATGCTTTTCAATAACAGTTTCGTATAGATTAATTAAATCATCAATCCAAAGAAAGTTACGATACGGTTCTCCGTAACCTAGATTAATTTCTTTGGGATTTTTCAACATCTGTGAAATGATTTGTTCTACTACAAAGAAATCATTATCTTTACGACCGTAGCTGTTGGTCTGTCTAAATGAACAGAATGGGAAGTTAAATGAACGCTGTGCATACTCTAGATATAATTCACACCCTACTTTGGCTACAGCATATGGTGCATTAGGATGTTGTTTAGTTTCTTCTGTAAACACAGGTAACGTGTATTCTTTTCCGTCACGAATTAAATCGCTTTCGGGTTGCCACCCATATGTTTCCATAGTAGAGCTAAAGACAAACAATTTTAGATTTTTTAAATGTCTAGCCGATTCAACCATGTTCACAGTTCCTACATAATTAACACTGCTGAAACTTGTTTGCTCGTAGAAACTTTTTTCTACTTCGGTTCTTGCGGCTAAGTGAATGATAAAATTAGGATCTACTTCTTGAAGGCGTTGATCAATACCTTCTTTATCTAAAAGATCACGATCTAGATCAAAAATTTGGTATCTAGATTCAAGTTTGTTTTTTAGATATCCGCCGATAAATCCCGACAGTCCGGTAATAAGAATTCGTTGCATAGTAATAGTCCTTTATATTATATCACGCAGATATTTATCTGCGTATATTATACAGTATTTAAAGACTGGCGTCTTCTAGGCCGGATACTCGTAGTTTAACGATATTGCTTAAATGCCATTGTTTTTGATCAAGTGCTTTGATAATGCCCAACCATTTGTTACGTAGCAGAGCAAAGTCGTTGATGATCTTTTCAAAGTCTACAACGTCAGCTTCACCTTCCACAAACTTTTCACAGTCCCTAGAAGATAAAGCACGTTGATAGTTTTCTAAATACTTGCGAAAATGTTGACTACGCAGTCTACGAAGTTCAATGTTTAAGTACTCAAGGATACCTTCAATTTCTTGAAGTTGATTAAAGCGTTCTTCCACGATGCCGGGCATCTGCGAACTTGCCTTCTCGATGTTACCCGCTATGCGGACATCTTGTTTTGCTTCAAGTAACTCAGCTTCATAATAGGCCGCAGCATCTGGAATGTTGCTTATATCTTTACTAACCTTGTCGTACCAATTCATTTATTCCTCTTCATCGTAGCTGTCAACATCTTCTTCGATTTCTTCACCGTCGATGGCGTATGTGATAGCTTCGTCAAGAAAAGGATCGACTCCTTGCAGACTGTCCAACACACTTTCTTTGATACCATAATCCAACAATGTGTTTACGAAATCAGTGGCCACATCCGGTCTTTGTTTTTCAGGAATATGTCCGATTACCACATGCCATAGGTCAGCAATTAAATCTTCTTTCATTGAGCTTCCTCCAAGTCTGGTTCAACTGTAGTAGTTATCTCAGATGTGGTAATTTCACCATGTTTTGAAATGTCTTCCATGGCAATGTCTAGACCGTCTTTCTCATTGCGTTCCCAAGCCTTGCGGAACTGCTTGATGATCTCACCGTCTTTGGTAGTGTATACCAGGCTGTTACCTTCTTTCTTGAGCATGCCTTTGGCTTCAAACAAGTCAACTAATCCACTATATGGACTCATACCTGTTTCATAAGGAATCTCAACCTGCACACTTTCAAACGGCTTGGCATAACGAGTTTTCATGATCTTACAAGCTGCACGGATACCTTGCACAGTTGTGGTCTTATTTCCATCAGCATCAAGTTTCAGTTTCAATTTACGCATAGCAACAACGATCGAACTTGCGTAGATAAAACCTTGACCGCCTGAAATTTTATCATCAGGATCGAACATGTCTTGACTTGCGTAGGTGTGATTGGTACATACCATTCCAATGTTATATGCTCCAAACATGTTAACACAGTTACGAACCAATGCTGTGAGTGCTTTGGGTTTACGACCCATGTCACCTTTAAGATCCCCGGCTTGAAACTGGTTAACATCGGTGGGGGTCAGTAACATTCCAAGACTGTCAATAATAAACAATACTTTAGGACGCTCGTCTTCAGGCATTGTTTTGTACTCTGCAACAAATTCTGTAATAGTCTTGGCCACATCATCAATCATGGCCATGTTAAGTTTCAACAACTTGTCTGGACTTGTATCAACATCAAGTGCGTGTAGCCACTTTTCGTCAAGTGCATTTTCTGTATCAATTAAGATCGGAAAGATGCCTTGTGCTTGTGCATTTTTAACTAGATTACCTGAACAGATAAAACTCTTACCTGCACCACTTTCACCTGCAAACACAGTGACCTTGCCTAGTGGAATACCTCGCTTGAAGTCTCCGCTGATAAGATAGTTTAATGCGTAGTTGTTTGTACTAACCCAATCAGTTGGGTCGTTAAAGCCAATACTTAAACCGTCAATAGATTTAGTAATTGACTTTCTAAATTTAGAAATATCAAATGCTTTTGCCATTATAAATCACCCTTTGATAGTTTCTTCGGGCTTACGACAATGTCTTCACGACCAATTGCTGTCAGCCATGTGTTTAATCTGTTAATTATAACAGAATCATCCTTGGGATTGTCAAATCTAATATCGATATCAGCAACGGTATCACCTGTTTGATCTTCTCTACTGTTAAAACTCAGAGAGAAGTTCTCATTAATTTTTTGTGTTCTTGCCATTATATTATGTCCTGTAGAGAAATAGAGTGTGAGTTGCCCCACACTCTATGTTT